ATTATCGTTCCACCAGATAAGAAAATCAACATGGATCCTGATGTTGAATTTGAGTTGTCTAAAGAAGAAATTGCATGGACAGCAAGCGTAGCTAACCGTCTAGGTTCACCTAACATGGCATTCATTTCTGATGGCACAACTATCGAAATCAAATGTTTTGACCTGAAGAATGATGGTGCTCACGTTAGCTCCACACAACTGTCAGCACCAGGTAACGGTAAGAAGTACAACATGATCTTCTCCACTGAAAACTTGCGTTTCTATGATGGTGCATACAAGGTTACGATTGCCGCAAAAGGTATCGGTCACTTCAAGAATATCAAGAGTCCAATTGAATATTGGATTATGACAGAAACTGGTTCTAAGTACGAGGGTTAATATGACAGCAGTAACAACACTTTATGGCACTTTTGGTGAAGATGACCTGAAATCGATCTATGATTCTTTGGGTGAAATCTCAATTGAAATGACCAAGATTGAATCACACAAGGAAGCAATCAAAGACATTATTGGTGCAATGCATGATGCACATAAGATTCCAAAGAAGGTATTGAATCGTCTGGCTAAGACGCATCACAAGAATACTTTCGAGACTGATGTTGCCGAAGACAATGAGTTCGAAGCACTTTACACAGGTCTTACTGAGGTGAAATAATGGAATCTACAGAATATGATTCAAAGATCACAACAAACTATCTTTATAGGGGTATTGAATTACCCAAGTATGTTGGTGGTTACCAACTTGGTGGTCAGTATGGTCTGAGAATCATGTTTCAGAAGAAGCCAATTTGGCTTCATCGCACAATGATGAAGCTGTGTTTGGGTATTGTTTGGATTGACACTACCAATTAACTATATTATGGAGCTATTGAATGAATGAACAAATGTTGTGGGTTGAGAAATATCGCCCACACAAAGTCGAAGACTGTATTTTACCCGATTCACTTAAAACTACCTTTCAAGAATATGTCAACAGAAAAGAAATCCCAAATATGCTTCTTACTGGATCCGCAGGGGTCGGTAAAACAACGATTGCAAAAGCTCTCTGCGAAGAAGTCGGATGTGACTACCTCATCATCAACGGCTCGGAGGACAATGGCGTTGACATGGTCCGACTCAAAATTAAAAGCTATGCCTCATCACTGAGTCTTCTTGGTGGTCGCAAAGTTATTATTGTCGATGAGGCAGATTATCTATCAACGAATGCCCAAGCAGCATTCCGAAATATTATTGAAGAGTTCGCTATTAATTGCTCGTTCATTTTTACTTGCAATTTCAAGAATCGCATTATTGATCCTATTCATTCTCGCTGTTCTGTAGTCGAATTTAGAATTCAAAATGGCCAACGTGCCAAGATGGCGACACAGTTGATGAAACGTGTCGAATGGATTCTTGCGGAAGAAGGTGTTACATACAAGAAAGATGTTGTTGCGGCAATTATCTTGAAGCACTTTCCTGATAATCGTCGAGTGTTGAATGAGCTACAGCGTTACTCTTCCAATGAAACCCGCACAATTGATGAGGGTATTCTTTCTAACGTTTCAGATGTGAATTTGACCACATTGATTAAGGCTATGAAAGAGAAGAATTTCACTGTTACTCGTAAATGGGTATTGAACAACCTAGACAACGATACTGCCTCAATCATTCGTAAAATTTACGATACGATGTATGAGTTTTTGACTCCCGACACCATTCCCGCCGCTGTGTTGGTGTTATCTAAATATCAGTATCAGGCTGCATTCGCGGCTGATCAAGAAATCAATTTGGTTGCATGTTTAACAGAATTCATGATTGACTGTGAATTCAAATAAGGATTATATTATGAATGATATTGAAAAACGAAATGAAATGGGCTTGGCTGGTGAAAAAATCGTCACTAACATGTTAAGTTCCTTGGGTTTGCGGGTAGAGCAATCTATCAACAAATATGACTCGGAGAAAGACTTGCTCGTTGATGGTTACAAGGTTGAGGTTAAGACTGAGACACCTTATGCATTTAAGAATTGCTTCTCATTTCGACCTAACCAATTAAAGAAATGTACCTCGGTAGACGTATTGTATATCGTATCGGTACCACACCCTAATCCTAAATATAGTCATAAATCAGACGGTTGGGTTTATCGCGTTGATCCTAAAAACTTTCAAACCTTCAATTATAAGACTCGTTATGGCACCGAAATGGTTGGCATCAAGATTGATCAACCTGCTGTTATGCCAGTACAGAAAATGAAGGACAGTGAAATTAAAGAACTGATGAAATACTCAGTCACACAATACAGTTCATAAAATGGCTGAAGAAACTCTTTTCACACAGATACTACAAAGTATATTGAAGACTAAAAAAGAGGTAGAATTACCTAAAGAGAAAGATTATCCGGCATATCATATAAATAAAATATTGTGTAATTACAAAGATAGTATTTTGTATGCCAATATGATGAATCTCAATCCTCATACTCCTAAGAAACTTCAATACCAATATCTTCTAAATACCGTAAGGTCCATGAAGCGTTCATTTAACAAAGTGGAAAAGAACATGGCCAACAAGGACTTAGAATGTGTGAAGTTATATTTTGGTTATTCTAATGAGAAGGCCAAAGACGCACTCCGTATTCTATCAGATGAACAAATCGCTTTAATAAGAGAAAAAACAGATAAAGGCGGAGTGAGGAAATAATGATAAACATAGAAGATATGGTAGAGGTAACACTCAAAGAAAAGGATGACTTCCTTAAGGTTCGTGAAACATTAACACGAATTGGTGTTGCGTCGAAGAAAGAAAAGATACTTTACCAATCTTGTCATATTCTACATAAAAAAGGTAAATACTATATCGTACATTTCAAAGAATTGTTTTCTTTGGACGGTAAGCCGACAGATTTCTCAGAGAATGACGTTGCACGAAGAAATACGGTAGTTAACTTGCTTTCTGACTGGGAATTGATTGGTATTGTAGACAAAGAGAAGACTAAAGAACTTACAGTCTCATTGTCACAAATTAAGATTATTCCACACAAGGAAAAGTCTGAGTGGCAATTAGTACCGAAGTATAATATTGGAGCTAAGAAGAGTTCTTAAAAGAACCCACCTTAGGGCCGTTTGATGCTACGGTTGAAGGCGTCCGTGTAATTACACCTCCGGCACGAAAGTTCGGACCCAGATAAGGTAACCTGGGGCTAACTCTTGACAAGACTATTTCGATGTTGTAGAATTCAGCTATCTTGTGAGGGTTCTATTATGGAAATATCTTTATCCACTGCTGGTGTATTCGTGCTAGGTGCTTTTGTTGGAGCACTTGTTGGACGTTTGGTTACCTTCGCGGTACTCGCACTATGCCTATTAATTATGTTGATAAAAGTATGACAAAACAAAAATATACAACTCTGTGTAATACTTTTGCTCCGACTGAGCTTTATTACACCTATTCACATTGGGTACCAAAAGAGATTGACGGTATCACATTCTTGCCTGTGGTCAAACAACCACCTTCACAAGAAAAGACTCAGATGCTACATTATATGAGAAAAGACTCCTTGAAGGAATTGAAATGAAAATCGCACTCGCATCAGACGTTCACCTAGAATTCGGTAACATCAGCCTCGAAAATACCGAGAATGCTGATGTTTTGATTCTTTCTGGTGATATCTGTATCGCCAATGAGTTGAATGAACGAGACCCGTATGAGATTGCTGGTGTCACCAATAAGTCATATCTGTACCATAACTTCTTTCAAGAATGTGCTGCTCGTTTCCCACACGTGATTTATGTTGCCGGAAACCATGAGCATTATCATGGTGACTTTGCAAAGACTCTACCAAAACTCAAATCTAACCTTTCATACTTGACTAACTTGTATGTCTTAGATAAAGAAATGAAGACCATTGGTGATGTTACCTTTATTGGTGGTACGCTGTGGACTGACATGAACAATCTCGACTCACTGACGTTGTACCATGTACGTTCTATGATGAATGATTATAGAACGGTGGATAATAGCAATCGTAGTATTTCCAAGAAAATTCCGATCTATAAAAAAGATGAAAAGGGTGAATACATCGAAGACGAAAAGGGTTTTCTTATTCATGACCATTTCACACACAAAGAGTATCCAGCAGTTTTCAGTCCAGAAGACTCGGTCGAAGACCATGTCAAAATGAAGGAGTTCATTCGGTTTACTATTGAAGGCTTATTTGATGAAAAGTTCGTAGTAGTTGGTCATCACTCGCCTAGCAAGGTTTCGACTAAACCTCAGTATGAGAAAGATTACTTGCTGAATGGTGCATATTCATCTGACCTGTCTGAATTCATCTTGGATCATCCGCAGATAAAATTGTGGACACATGGTCACACGCATCACGAATTCGACTATAATATTGGTTCTACTCGTATTGTGTGTAACCCGAGAGGCTATCACAAATATGAAGAACAAGCCGATAACTTCAAACTGAAGTTCATTGACGTATAAATAAAAATTCTGGGTTTCGTATAATGGATAATACAGGGGTCTTCTAAGCCCTTAATAGAGGTTCGATTCCTCTAACCCGGACCAAAGGATATATTATGATTGATTGTTTAATTTTGGGTGATAGCATTGCAGTTGGTACACAAATGGCCCGGCCAGAATGTGTTGCGTATGCAAAGGGTGGCATCAACACTTGGCAATGGAATAACAAATATCTAACAAAAGATTTGTCTGCAAAGACTGTGATCATCAGCCTCGGTTCTAACGACCATAAGGGTGTAAAGACACGTAAAGAGTTGGAAAACATGCGCGAAGTTGTAAAAGGTTCCCGAGTGTATTGGATTCTTCCCGCAGGAAATCTCAAAGCTGGTGGTGTGGATATCAAAGACATTCAGAATATCGTTCGTGATATTGCACAAAAGAATGGTGATATCGTTTTACCAATCACTCGATTACAGAAAGATGGTATTCATCCTTCTGGTGCTGGTTACAAAGAATTAGCTAACTCAACTAAATAAAAGATGCCTCGGTAGTTTAACGGTAAAACGGCGGATTTATATCCCGTAAGCAACAGATAATTGGTTCATCCGAGTTCGATTCTCGGTCGAGGTACCA